GAAACACAAGGTCAACCTTTCTTCTGGCATATCATATCACCAACTCATATTGACGGACTAACATTTCCCAATACAGAACAGTTGATGGTTCCAGTTCATACATATCCACCTGCAATGAGAAGTGATTTTGATGTTTCACACATTAAGTCATTGATTGGTTCTGAAAAGGATTTTGATATTATTATGTCACACTTACCCGAACATACCCATCAACTCGTAAACACAATGTATAACTTAACTCATCATACACCTAAAGTTATGGGTTACACTCATTGGTTTGATTTCCATCATATTGTTGCTTGGTATAAAGGTGCATTCAATCAGAATATGTTAGGTCTTTTAGAATATGAAAATTGTTATATCAATACCTATGCACAAAAAGAGATGGTATTAGAACAAGCAAAGGAAGTGTTCAATACAGAAACTATTAATAAGATAGATGACATTCTAACCGTTCAACACTTAGGTGTATTTGAAAGTGATATTGTTGAACCAAATGAAAGTCCCGAAAAGGTAATTGTATTTAATCATAGATGTGAAGCATACAAACACTTTGATGAGTTTGTATCTCTTATGGATAAACTATACGAAACAAGACAAGACTTTAAAGTATGGATACCACTCTTTGACGGAGATGTACCAAGACCTTATATGACTAACGAGAAGTTTGATAAGAAAGGATATTACAATAGACTAAAAGATTGTTTAGTTGGATTTGCACCAAAACAAAAGTATGGTGGATGGAGTGTCGCAGCAACAGATGGTCTTATGAATGGTGTCCCATATATATTTTACGATGGTTCTTACTATCACGAATTGCAGGATAACGCAGAGTTCTTTACAACAGATGATGAAGCACTTACACTACTAAACAAACACTTAGATAATGTTGACCATAGAAACGAACAGTCTAGAATTGCACAACAATCGCTCAGAGATAATCTTCTATACAAGAATGAGATGAGTAAGATGGTAGACAATATTGAAAACATAGTTAATGACTCTCATAAGATGGGAGAGAGTGGAAAACTTGAAGAACTTATTGATGTTATAAAAACACACGGTTCTATATCCAAAAAGGAACTTCACGGACATATGGGATGGGGTCGAGGAATTAAATGGTCTCCTTATAGAAGAAGTCTACTTGCACATCCTAACATATTTGATTCCAACACATCTGAATCCACATATAACTGGAGTGAAGAATGATTGTTTGGATATCGGGATTATCTTGTGCTGGTAAATCTACCATAGTAAAAAATATTGTAAGAAGTCAAGATGATAATATCGATGGTCTAATAGTAAGAAAAGCACAAATGATTAAACCCACAAAATATTTTGATTGTATGCAATTTGAAGACTTTACGGTTATAGGTGGGAGATACTATACAGACCAAACTAATCCTGGCTCTGATAGAATTTTTGCTGGTAAGGATAGGTTTAAAGAATTCATAATACAAGAATATGACAATCATAAAAACTTTTTGATAGAAGGTTCTAGATTTTTTAAGAAAGAGGTACTTGATTGGTTAGTAGATAATTATGAATTACAAATCATTCACATAGAAACCGATAGAACTATTATAGAAGAAAGGTCTAAAGACAGAAATGGTTGGGTTGATAAAGAAAGAACTGATAGAAGAACTGATAATGAATTGAAAAAGTTTGACAAAATCTTAAATGATGATAACCTCAAACAATACATTACAGTATACGAAAATAAAACTATGGACGATAGTGATAACATTGCAAAAGAGATTGTAAAGATATGGAAGTAAATCCGTTATTTGATAGGGGTGCATATCGTATTGTTGAGAATGATAAACTCAATATGGCAGGTGTAGAACTATTAGAAGACCCTTACAATGGGTTAGTATACACTTACGGAAAGGTTCAGTTTGTTGAAGGTAAAGCACATTTAAATTTTCAACGAAACATAGTTAGACCTGTAGAAGGTAAGGATATAGATGAACTAAATAAAGATGAAATATTACAAAAACTTATGGGCGATATATTAGTAGAGCTTATGCAACAACAGGTAAATAACGAAGATGAACAAAGAGATATTGAAAGAACAGATTAAAAGACACGAGGGAGAAGTCCTCGAAATTTACGAAGACTCATTAGGATACTTAACTTTTGGAGTTGGTCACTTGATTAAAGATAGTGATGATGAATATGGATTACCAGTTGGAACACCAGTTTCACAAGAAAGAGTAGACGATGTTTATGAATATGATTTTGATAAACACGTAGAAGAAACTATACACGTATTTGAATCAAAAGGTGGAGAGAATTTCTATGACCTTCCCGAAGACATTCAACACGTATTAGTCAATATGACATTCAACTTAGGTGGAACACGATTCGGTAAGTTCAACAATATGTGGAAAGGTGTAGTGTCTTGTGACTGGGAAAAGGTTGCAGTTGAAATGGAAGACTCTAAGTGGTTCGGACAGGTCGGAAGACGAAGTGTTGAACTACAAGAGATGGTAAGAAACTGTGAGTAAGATTAAAGCAATAAGATTAACCACTGGTGAAATCGTAATTGGATTTTACGAAAAAACTTGGAACGGGAATCATAGAATAATTGATGCTAAAGAATGTATTGCTAATGTTCAAGATGGTAAGATGGAAATTAGTCTTGCAGACTATATTCCATTTGCAAAAGAATATAACTTTACATTTAAAAAAGAACAAGTCGCAGTTGTATTCGAAGTTAAACCACAATTAGAAACAAACTATAAGGTTTCAACAGGAAACCAACGAGGTAGATAATGGGAAGAGAAACAATGTTAAAAGCACTGATGAGTCAGTATCAAGGTGAAATGGATGTCGCAATGGCAAACATCGAAGTTTATCAAAATCATCCTGCAGGTATTGGAGAACATTCTGATATTGCACAAGCAATGGATATGCAAATAGAAAAACTTGCTAGTTCAAAAGATAAGTATGATGCAGTATACGACATTTTACACAATAAAAAAAGTATAACCACATTGACAGAGTAGTATCTTTATAGTATAATTACTATATGGATTATTACACAAACGTCACTCGTACCCGAGACAAAATACTAGTAACTGGTTACCAAGGTAATCAAAAAAAGAAACTCACAGTTTCTTATAGACCAAAACACTTCGTCCCATCCAAAAAAGGAGACTCTCCTTATAAATCTTTAGACGGTAGACCACTCGAACTTGTTGAACTCAACTCAATGGGTGGTGCAAGAAAGTTTAGAGAGAAGTATAAAGATACCCACGGATTCGAAATACACGGGTACGATAGATATGTTTATACTTACATCGCAGACACATTCAAAGGTGACATTAAGTTTGATACCAAAAAGATTAAAACTGCAACACTTGATATTGAGTGTGAATGTGAAAATGGATTTCCCGACCCATTGTATGCTGCAGAGAAAGTCAATGCAATTGCAATCAAACCGTTCAGACATAATGCACATATATTCGGATTTGGTGAATGGGATGAAGCACCTAAAAATGTTGTGTATCATAATTGCAAAGATGAAGCAGACCTTCTAACGCAGTTCATCAAGTATTGGAGAAAGGAATCATTTGATGTTATTACAGGTTGGAATGTAAACAGTTTTGACATCACATATCTTTGTAATAGAATTGATAAACTTTTTGGAGAAGGAGAACACAAAAAACTTTCTCCTTGGAATATGTCTGATGTCAGAGAGTTTACTCAATATGGATATCAAAAGAATATGGTCTATACTCTTTATGGTGTCAATGTTCTTGATTACTTAGAACTCTACAAAAAACACACCTTTGTTAATCAATCATCATATAAGTTAGAAAACATTTCACAAGTAGAACTTGGTACAGGTAAGATTGATTATTCAGAATACGGTTCCCTTCACACTCTTTATAGACAGGACTACCATAAGTTCTTAGAATATAACTTGAAGGATGTAACTCTTATCGAAGACTTAGATGATAAACTTGGATTCATAGAACTAACCCAAACAATGGCATACAATGCTAAATGCAACTATACAGATGTATTTGGAATGGTTAAGTATTGGGAAACAATTATCTATAATTTCTTACGAGAACAAAACATACAAACACCACCACAACAATTATCTATCAATAAGACAAATTCAATTCAAGGTGCATATGTCAAAGAACCTTTAGTGGGAGGACACAACTGGGTTATGTCGTTTGATTTAAATTCATTGTATCCTCATCTAATTATGCAGTTCAACATATCACCCGAAAAAATGATACGAGGAGATAGACAGAATGTTAGTGTCAGTAAAATGCTAACCCAAGAATCTGATTTATCTTATGTTCATAAAACAGGTCACACCGTGACACCTAACGGAGTTATGTTCAAAAGAGATAGACAAGGATTCCTTCCCGAACTTATGGAAAAGTTTTACGAAGAACGTAAAGAGTGGAAGAAGAAGATGATTGCATATCAACAAGAACGAGAGACTTGCAAAGACACCAAACGAAAGAGGGAACTGGATACACTTATCAAACGTGCATACAACAATCAACAGGTTCGTAAGATTGCACTGAACTCTGCTTATGGTGCTCTTGCAAATCAATACTTTGCATTCTTTAGTGTTGACCTTGCAGAAGCAATTACACTAAGTGGACAGTTGGTGATTCAATGGGCAGAAAAGACCATTAATAATTATCTACAGGGTGTTCTGAAAACCGAAAAGGATTACGTAATTGCAATCGATACTGATTCAGTTTACATCACAATGGACGACCTAGTGCAACAAGTGTTTCCCGAAGACACCCCAAAAGAAAAGGTTATAGATTTCCTAACCAAAGCAGAGGTTCAGATAGAACAGGTTCTTGCAGAAGGATTTGATGAACTCAAAGATTATACCAATGCATTCCAACAGAAGATGGAGATGGGTAGA